AGAGGGTTTTATATACAATCGCTGGTTTTTACGCTTACCATCGAACAGTCCTGATTTAATCACGTCCTGTATCCGCTTACTTATCGTGCTTTTGGTATTGATCCTTAGGCACGGCAACTGTTTGATTACCGTTGACAAATCTACCCAAGTCCAAACATTCCCATCGTCATCAACATGACGTTTCTTTTTTATTTTCTCACTGTTACTCAAGCAGAGCTTTTTGAGATAATCAATGATTGCGTAGTGCGATATATCAAGCTCGGGAGCTATTTTTAACAGCACCTTTTGGTTCGCATGGATTGTATATTGCATGGTGTTTTTGCATTATTGCGATTAACTAATTGAGTTGTACTACTACTTTAGCATATCCAGTTACTTCGTACGGACAGCGCATGTCTTTGTCACAAGAGATGTCAAAACGACCGTCGTGCTTCGGGTGCGTTCGGTCCATGCACTCGTACTTCTTTCCCCGTATCCACACATTTGTACCCAGTTCAATGTTGGCAGGGCAGGCAACGGTGTCTTTGCGTCCGCAGATATTTCCGTTGGCGGCTATACAAGGTGTGTTGTCAGTCTGTTCAGGTACGGTGTTGTAACCAGTCACGTACGCTTTAATCACTTTATGATCTGCATCAGGTTCAGTCTGTGTCTCAATTGCCTGTGTAACCTCGTGAGCGTCCGACCGTGAGCTTTGCGTGTAGAAAGTGAACGTTGGTATGCTCACTAGCGTGAAAGCCGTGAGAACGCCAATTACAAGCATCAGTTTGAAGTTTCTCATGCGGTGAGATTAAGAATAATCCTACGTGTTTACTGCTACGTACTGATGTGCCCAGATAATAGCTTCAATGGCTTCATAGCACAAGTACAGGACGAACAGTGCAAATGCTATAACTACGCAGAAGCCAATCCAAGCGTAGACTTTTCGATTTTTGTTATACTCCTTCATTTTTAAGATGTTACCGATGAATAATAATCAGAACGTCGGTCATTCTCCGCCTTTTCCCATTCCTCCATTTCTTCCACTGACTCAAATCCCATAGACTCGGCTATGTCTCGTAAGGCTTCCTCTGCATCCCACTTGGCGTCTAGGTCAAAGTTTTCGTCGTGCTTTTCGTTTAAGTTCATATCTAAGCTGGGTGAAGTTCCATTGGCTGGGTGCAGAGACCAACAATTCGTTGCATCTCTATTTGGTCAGCGTGGTACATATTTATAATATCGCCATCTATCTCTCGAACCTTAATGTAGTAGATTTCTTTCTTGTCCGTACTGTGGATTTCGTATTCTTCATCCTCGGTGATTATTTTTGCAAAATATTCCATGGTGTTTTGGAATTAGTGAGTAAATTAGGGTTTTTTTTAACCCTACTTATATAATACCGTATGTATAAGGGTTGTAAAGTATGTAATGTGGATAACCTTTTTACTACACCAACACAAAAGCCCCGACCGTAAGGTCAAGGGCTTGAGTGGAATAGATGGGTACTGCTCGAGGCAATTAAAATGTGCCCGAAAACACCATGTGAACGGGCATCGCCATAGTATCCAACCACGGCTAAAAGTCAAGACTACTCCCGTTTCTCCTGCACGAACTTCTTACCTGCAACCAACACCGAGTTGATTATGCCAGGTATAAATGCGTACTCTACGGGAAACTCGATAGCCTGATTTACGTCAATGAGGACTGCAATGAGTGCAGACGCCATTGTCCACGCAATAACTTTACCAATAGCCTTGGCATCATCCTGATTTAACTTGAAACGCTTGCTCTTTTTTTGGCTAGCCATAGCATAAAATTGTTACTGATAATGCAGATTTATAATAGCACGTCTTAAGTTTTGCGGTTTTAATTCAGGTGCGACCACCTGAAAGTGTGTTGAGAAGTTTACTCACCCAGTCTGAAAGCAATGTCATAATTTTCGACTGTAAGCGATTACGCTCTGAAATGAGTTCTGCTCGTGTTTTAGTGTTTTGTGGATACTTACCCCCCTCTAAGGTCTCTAAAACCTCTAGTCGGTAATCTGCGACCTCCTGTGGCTTGTATGAAGTGATTTCACAGTGGGCAAATATATTTTCATCGTTGAAATGCGTGTCAACCTCTTTTTCGAGATGTTTTATGATCCACGTACACGCCTGACGCTGTTGCTTCGTAAGTTCAGCTTCTCCGTTACGCTCAAAGGCAATTCCAATACTCCGCCTGTTCGGGTTGATGTCACCATAAAAGTGTTGGGCACGTTTGTTAGGTTTGCTTACTACGCCAGAATGCCAAGCGGCATTATCTACTTCTACAATCTGTCGCACTTCTCCATCCTCTTTAATCATAAAGTGGTACGAGAGTCCGATGTCCCGTAACCATGCGTCACTACCCTCAACCGTGCCAAGAAGTGTGTGCAAGACGATTGACTGTGGACCGTTAGCATCTACCCAAGAGTAATCCTCCTGCGGATAAAACAGTTGCTTGTTTATATTCACTTCAGACTCGATTACTGGTTTTTTTTTAGGCTCATTGAAGTGAGCTTCGTGGATGATGTGACTAGCACTTTGGAGTTCTCGCTTCCACTGCTTTGTAATATCAATGGTTCGGATGCAATAAAAGTTCACATGCTCATCTTCATCAAGCAAGTAATTAAACAGCCCGATGGCGTCTGGGGTTTTTTCAAAACGCTCTTGGTCATCATCATTACGCATTTCCTCGTACCCGTACATGTAAGCGTGCGTCAGGTCTTCCTTGTTTTTTAGGTAAGCAATCCCGTGACCAGACTCGTGTATTAAGCCAATTGACAGTTCAGTCATGCTCTTAACTGGCTCATCAAAGTATTGGCTCTGCTGATAGTCGCTATTTTCATTCCAGCTCCCGTAGCAGTAGACAACACCGTCAATAACTCGGCTCTGTCCCCACAGGCTTTTTCGGATACCAAGCTCTTTCCACTCCTCTCTCGTTAGGTGTAAGTACACGACGTTGAGTTCGCCTGGCGATGGGTTTTTGGCTTCTGGCGGAGCTACTTTCTTAAGCGAGTATTCATCTATATCGGCATCATTCTCAAGCGTTAGGTGGTCTAGTATGTCGGCATCTTTATAAAACTTATATTTACATTTATTCATATTTTGTTAAATAAATACTTTTCAATTTTCTCAAGCGTTTTTAGTTCACCATTAGTGGGTTCTTTCAAAGCCCAATCAAACCAAAAGAGGGCATGGCAAACTGCCAGCGTTGATACCAATATTAGTAAGTAGGCAATTATTGTCATTTTAGGTCATTTACGTTCGTCTATCTTAGTTTCTATTTGATCCAACTTCCTCGCAATGGCATCAACGTCATCCGATATTTCTTTTATCTTCACTACGATTTTGTCCACAAGCCGCTTCCAGATAAACTTCGGCACGGTTTTGTTCTGCGTGTGCTTGTACATGTATATTATCACGGATGCGAAAGCAACAACAATTCCAATCAAAAGAGTGACAAACGGGGTGTCTGCAGAATTGGCGAGTTCAGAGATTATGTACATATTATTGTTGTTCTGTGAGTTTTTGAATTACGTTAAACATCTTTTTCAGTCATATTTATTTACGTTCCGATAATGTAATTGACAGCTACGTATGGTGGCATATTTTCATGAGGAGCGTCTGAACCTCTACTGCTAGTTCCTAGATTTCCTTGTTTATTCCAACCAGAATTTGTGTTAGCAATCGCTCCCTCTCTGGCAATTGCATTATTTGAAGCAAGTAAAGGAGAGTTATCGTTCAGGATATTTTCATTTACAGGATGGTCGTGAGAAGGCATTTCAGCCATTGAAAGTGTATGTTCTTTTGAACCACCAGTCTTTCCTCTGTCATTAAAATCGGCAATTGTACTATCAACCCCAACAGGTACTTTTCCTTTCAAGTTAGGAATATTAAAAGTTGTAGTGCCATCTCCTATGCCGTATTTTACACCGATAATATTATAAAGCACGTCATATGTTGTGCGTGATACGGCTTGTCCATTACAAAGTAACCAGTCAGCAGGTGCCGCACTTCCAGCAAAAGGTAAGATTACCCCCGTGAGTCCATTAAATTGTGGGTGTATTGTCCCGCTATCTTCCAACAATACTGCTTTATTCTCGTCATTTGCAGGTGTTACAGTATCCCTGTCAGCCTGTTGCTTAAAATCTCCAGCGTCCCCTGTTTGTCCTGTTAGAATAGCCATATATTAAGAATTATTAAAAGTGAGTTGGTAATTTATCTGTTTATCTTCACCTGCTGCCTTTGAAAAATCTACAGGGAAAAGACTCCTAGCATACATTTCCCCTTTTTCAAAAAACACTCCAATCTCTGTATAAGTATCATCCGTTAAAGACTGGTCTGACATAAAAAATTCCAGAATACGGTTATCTCCATTATTCTGAATAAATGTAACGTCGTGATAACCGTCATCATCATCGCCCCCAGTTGTTTTTGGAATTTCCAATGAATTATCGGCATCCACCACCGCTGTAGTTCCTGTTCCGAGCCGTATAAACTTTATTACAGCACCTGTGCTTAAACCTGTTATCTTATCTAAAAGCAACTGTATACCTGAACCGCTGTTATTAACAACAAGATTTTTACTTTTTATTCTCGGTTTAATTTCTTCCTTAGTACCAGCCTTATACGTTATTACCTCAAAAGAGCCTGTGACATTTAATCCTCTTTCTTTTTTTGTTATTTTATCTAACATATTTAAGACCAAGTAAAGTAACCCCATTTCATTGTTCCCCAGACATAAGGCGGTGATGTTGTACTTTCAGCGCCAACACTATCACCTACTCCCATTGTATCATAGATTGTTTCAAAGGATAGAAGTGTATCAGTATTATCTACAGTGAGAGTTTCTTCAAATAATCTATCTTGCAAGAATTCAATCACACCAATAGTATTGTCAGTAGTTACCGTAATGTCATACTTAAACTTGGCATTTCCTGTTCCATCATCTGGAGTTAAGAGTTTTGCCGTGACTTTATTGATAATAAAATCCTCCTCGATTTCAATTGAGCTATTTTGAATACTCACAGTCTGCCCACTACGAAAACCCTCTGTATATGTTGAAAACCTACCTGATATAGTTTTTTCCTTACTTGCATTCATCTCCGCAATAGCACGTTTGTATGCTTCACTTCTACTGGTGATATTTTCATCTCGCATGTAATATTCCCATTCTCCATATTTAGAAATAGAGTTAGGGTCACTTGTTTTTACTAAAATTGGAGCTTCCGGGATACCGGTAAACTCAATAGCGTCTCCGTTTGCCGGTGGAGTTGCAAAAGTTATGAACTTCTCCTGATAGCTCCACAGACAATCAAAATCTGCAATGTCGTTTAGATAAGCAATACCAACACTCTGCACAACACTATTCACTGTTACTGTAGGAGTTTCAGTAAAACGTAAATCAGTACCAAACTTTTTATTTGAACCATTCCCAGTGTGTTCCTTTGTATCTTCAAGAGCGTCTGCCGAACCACCTCTAAGAATTACTGCATTTTTAATTTGGCTGTAGTCTTCCTGTAAATACAAAGATCCGGCAATGTGGTTAGGAGAAATGTCACTTATATTTTCTGGTGCTAATTCAGAATTTTTGGCAAAAAAATGAATGTCTTTATCATAATCAACATACCAATAAAAGTTAGTGTGTTTGGCTAATTTATTCAAACACTCGGTGAGTGTAATATGATTGAAAGAAATGCTTCCTACATTTATGTCAGAATTAACATTCGTTGTTGTATAACTTGGCGCATAGTCTGGAATAAGACTATTTTTTATAATATCATTTACAGTCACGTTATAGAATTGTTCCACAACATCCTTACGCCCTAAATCATGCTCTGGGCTTTTCCCTTCAATTTTATAAGTAACAAGCCCTTTCGAGTTTAACTCCTTTTGAACTCGTAAAACAGTGCCGTAATAAACAGTATTTCCTTTATGTATCAACTCAATAATATCAGCCCCTTTTGGTTCTGTGCCTGTACCTCCAATCTTTTCCATAGTGAAATAAAACTCGTCAGACCTGCTATTGTAATGGTCTGTCTTGCGGAAGTTTTTTACCGAGACTTCATTGGTAATATCAATACTATTTAATTTAATAATCATGCTTGAGGTATCCTTTTATCACGGGTAATGGTGTCTACGATGTCATTACCAATCTTCTCGGCAATGTCTTCTTCTCCCATGAAAGTGTTATTGGACATATTGATTGTGACGCTAACCTTAGATCCAGTCTTGGGACTTATCTTGCCGAACGTGCTTGGAGTAAAGATTTCTGGTCCACGTTCACCGACTAGATAAGATTGCCCAGAGCTGACTGGTCCACCTTTGGCTCGTCCTGGCAAAAAGTTCAAGCCACTACCACCCGAACCTGTCATACTCTTGCTGGCAGAACTGGACAGGCGTTCGTACTCGGCGATTGAGTCATCGACAAAGCTCTTGATTTTCGACTGCCTCGTTTTCAGTTCTTCTTGGAGATTTTGTGTCACTGATTTCTCAAGCTCTTTCACTGATGTAGTCTCTTTGTTTTTAAGAGAAATCATATTCTGCACCTCCTGTTGCTTCTGCTGGATTTTGAGCAGACTGTTCTTTTGATTTTCAAGGTACTCACGTTTCATTAGGAGTTTCTTGCGCTCGTACTCGTACTTCGCACGCTCAAGCTCGTTCATCTGCAAGACTTTCTGTCGCTCGTCGATGCGGTCTTGCATTTTAATATCAAAGTCATTATACGTTTTCAGTATATTTTTCTTCTGCTGTATTTGTCGCCTGATACGGTTGACTTCCTCCTGACTGCTATTCTCCCGAGCGTTATCAAGCTCATCCTCAAGTGATTTAATATCATTCTTCGCCTGTGCAACGATGTTGACTACCTTGTTTTGG